CGTGTTGGGGTTCAGGTAAAGCATCTGCTTGTAAATGTGCGATGCCCCCGAATTTCACAATTTGCGCCCAATCTGCCTGTATAGTTCGGCTCGCTTCTTGGCGGTTTCGACCACGTTGAACTGCTTTTTGATGTCCCTCGTAAGGTTGTCAGCCAAGCCCTTGCGAAGGTCGGGGTCAAGAATCAACTGCTTGATGTACTTGTACCAGTCCTTGGGCTTGTTGTAAGGAACCAAGAACCCGTTCTCCCCGTGCTTGATTACGTCGGTGTAGGGGATGGTTTCGGATGCGATGATGGCTTTGTTCATCCACCCTGCCTCGACCACCTTCAACTCGGACTTGAGTTTGTTGAACTTGGTGTCCCGGAGCGGTGCAAGGGTAACGTTCACGAAGTTGTAGCCACCAACATACGAGTAGATGTCAGCAGCCTGAATGCGTCCGTAGTTCGGGTTGTTCCCTTGGTCGCTGATGATTTTCTCGTAGCCCTCGTAAACAGGGTTATTGTCGTTCCAGCCTCCCAAATAGAGGCGGTATTTGCCATCCAAGTTTGCGTCCCATCGTAACTTCTGCATCCCCTCACGGAGCAGTTCCATATCCTCGCCATGCTGCGCACCTCCGAACCAACCGAACTTGACGAGGTGCTTGTCGGGTTCTTCCTCCGGGTTGGGGATGAACTGCTGATAGGCTTCGTAGGGTTCGTTTTGCAAGATGCTCACATTCGCATTTAGAGGCCGTATGCGGGCAGCAAGATGCTCGGTGGTACAGGTAACCCAATCGGCTAATTTGATGTGCTTACGGATGACCTCTGCGAGTTTGGTTTGGTGATAGTGGCGATACATGATGTGGCCCGATTCAAGCACCCAGTAGTCGTCCAAGTCAAGGATGACTTTGGCCCCGAATTGGGTCAGGGCTTTGTAGACGTTCTCCACCTGCTCCATCGTCCCCTGACACCAAAGCCGGCTGAACAGGAACAGGTCAATGGACTTCAATCCCTCGTCACTAATCGTGGTGATGTTCTCGACGCACACATAGTCAAACTCCGGGTAGTTGTCGCCAAGGTAAGCGTTCGGCATTTCAAGGCGATAGAAACTGCACCCGGTTGGATGGGCGTTGTAAACGATGCAAATCTTCATGGCCGTAAAAATAAGAAGGGCAGCCATTGCTGACTGCCCCTCTCAAACCTCAGATGATGAAAACCTGATGCGAAGATACTACGAACCGAGTATCTGCGTAGTCGATGGTGTAAAGACTGTTGACTCGATTAGGAACATCGGGTTAGGCTCCATCCCGGAAAGCGTTATTTCGTAGCCGTTTCGGTCGCCAAAGGCAGTACCACTTCCAGCGGTTCCAGCGGTTGCCTCAAGGCCATTTATAGCACCCAGCAACCAGTAACGACTGTTGTTGTCTTGAACGATGACGATGACTTTACTACGAGCGAGCAAACGGAGTTCATTGCGGACTGCGACTTGCATTTTGTTGATGGTGAATGTTACTTCGGGGGTGTAGAAGATTGTGCCATTCTCCATGCTTGCGTTCAAAGTTTCGGTCATGGATGACGTGGCTTTGGTCAAGTCGTATTCAAAAAAACCGCTTGCATTGTATCCGGTGAACCCCGTAACCGCACCTGAAAGGTTAGCGTTGCAGGACCCGGTAGAAATCCAGTTTTGGACGTAAATTGCTTTGATGCCACCGACTGAATCACGGCAGCCGAGTGTGTAACCAGTTGTTAGTGCGCAGGACATATGTGTATTTGGGGTTTAAGTTTCAAGAGAACAAAAAGCAGGGGGAGGTTTCCCTCCCCCCTACACATTAGGTCAAGCGGAAGTCAACAACCAAGTCGGGGTAAGCGATTTGGACACCTGCTTTGAAGGCTGCTTGGAAGCGGACTTCGTCGTTGTCTTTGCTGAACCAGATTGAGAACTGCTCCTCGTCGCTCAACAAGTCGGTTCCGTAGAAGAAGTTACCGAGGTAAGACGAAACGATGCGGTTTGTTCCAGTCAAGCCGGGGACTGCAATGACACGGACGTTTGTGCCGGGATACATGATGTCCCCGTCAGCAAGGCCAGCCAAGTCAACTTGGTTGTACAGGACGTTAGCGGTTGATTTGAACGCACCAAGCAACGTACGGAAGTTGTCCCAACCGCAGAAGATTACGAGGTCAGTCTTAGTCAAGATGGCCTGTGGGATTTGGTTGTAGATGCCGTCGAAGATGGCGATTGCGTTGCTTGTAGTGATACCAACGGACGCAGAAACCGCTCCTGTGTTACCGCTGATGGTAGAACCCGATGCAGCGTTCAACAACTGGTTGACACCTGAAAAGTAGGTGTTGCCCTTCCAAATTGCATTCTCCAACGCTTCTGCGATACGGAGAGCCTTCTGCTCGGAGAAAGCCTGCTCGAAGGGAACACTCTCGTAGTTAGAGCCAGCGGTTAACTGGGTCTGCATCCAGTATTGTTCCAAAGAACGTGGGCAAAGGGTTTCCTGCACCTTCATGCGTCCAACGGTGATATTCCGCTGGGTGAAGGCGGTCGTGCCGGAAGTTTCGTAACCGCAGGTATCACCGCTTTGAATCAAAGCATCGGTGTCCATGAGGTTGAGAGCAGCAGCGAACTTGATGCCCACCTGCTTGGTGAACAGGGCTGCTGAACGGGCCGAGAACACGGCCTTGGTGATGAGAGGAAGCCTCTCTTGGTCGGTGTAGGAGGTTAATCCTGTGAACGAATATGCCATTGTTAATGGGGGTTTAGGGGTTTAGTTTTTTTTGAGTGATTGGAGTGCTTGTGCGAGTGCGTTGAAGTTCTGCGAGGCTTGAGCCTTGCGCTGCTCAACGATTGCGGAACCGCTTGCTTTTGGGGCTTCGGCTGGGAGTTCGGAAACCTTTTCGACGATGTCGGCCATGGTTTCAACCTGCGATGCGAATGCAGACATTTTCTCCTTCATCTTGCCCATTTCAGCGTATGCTGCTTTGAGTTCGTCCATGATGGCTCCGAGGTGCTTGGCGACGATGGCCTCAACAACTTCGGGGGTCATGGCAGGATAGGCTTCCTTGATTTCTTCGGTTACCTCAACGGCTACTTCGGGGGTGATTTCAGCAGCAACGGGCAAGGCTTCGATTTCGGGGGTTGCTACTTCGGCAGCGATGACCTCAACGATCTTGCCTCCTTCGGTCTTGATCGTGCCAACGCCTTCGACAACATGCTCGCCATCGGGGGCAGGGAGTGTGCCTTCTTCGGCAACAACGTAAACGGCAGTCCCGGCAACGAGGTCCCCGTCAACACGGACAACCGTGCCATCGGTCAACTTGTAGTCAGCGAAGGACTGCTTTTGGGTGCTGAATTTGCGGAGTTCAGTCCGCAGGGATTCGATTGCGTTTTTGAGATTCATAGTTAGTGGGATTTGTAGGTGGGGGTTAATTGTTGCAAAAAAGCGGTAAGTTCATCGGCCAAGCCAGCGAGTGCGACCTCCAGTTCGGATTCGGTTTTGTCCATCCCGAAGAGGCCCTCAACGGAGAAACCCCGGAATAGATTGCGGTTGTCCCAAACTTCGTCGTTCTCTACCTTGAAGGAACCGAACCAAGAGCCGTCGGGTGTGTCCTCGTAGCCCTTGGGTGGCATGATGCCACGCTCGGAGTCGGTGATGTAACTCTCGAACATGAACACGCCATCCAGTTCGGCATTGTGGTAAGCGTTGACGTTGTGCTGGTTGCCCTGCTTGAAATACTTTTGGACTATCTTGCGGATGGTCGCTTTGTCAAACACGACGTAGTACTCCCCGTAGGTTTCGTCCTTGCGAAAGATGGGAGTGTCTGCAAGCATGAGAGGACCCGTGAGGACCCTGCGCTCGCCTGTTTCGGTGAACTTCTGCTTGGCTTTGCTGAAGGCTTGGAATGGCCTTTCGATTGCCGGCATATCGGTCAGGGCCACGAATTGGACCCCTTCATCCACCTCGTCCACGGTCATCCTATAAATGGGTAGTTCCATAGTGGTAAATGTGTTTAGGCTCCAAGAGTTGCAAATTCCTCCAACCTCCGAACCCTGCGAGTGCTTTGGGTGATGTCCCTCTCAACGACATAGGCTCGCATTGGGGATGAACCTTGACCTTGGCCCATTGCAGCACCATCGGTTCCAAGCATGGTCGTTTGAGGGTTGGCAAAGATTGATGCAGGAGCAGCCTCTCCACCGCCACCACCGCCACCAGTTGAGGCAGAGGACGGAACGGATGAAGACGTTGACCTAAATTGTGTTTTGCTAATCGCAGCAACTCTTGCCAAACCAGCAGCAATCGCTATCCCTGCCGCAATCTTGGCTCGAATCGGAGCGGTAACGTCAGGCACGGACAGTTGAGATTTGAACGCCCCTTGAGCAGCAGCGTAGGTGTCAATGATGGCTTGAGCAATACCTGCTGCCTTGTTGACTTGAAACGCTTTCTTTTGTGATGCCTCGGATTGACCTGCAAAGGCGGTTGCCAGTTCGCCTAACGATTGAAAGCCTGCCCTGCTAATATCTACGTTTGACTTGATTACCTCTTCCTGAATCTGCTTCTCGTTATCTGCTCTTTTCTTAGCAATATCATTGGTTACCTTTGCTTGACGGACTCTCCTTGCTGCCTCTTCTCGCATTCCTTTTATTTGCAAATCCTCTTGCTCGGCCTGCCTGTCCAACTCCATTCCGTAGAGTTCAAGGTTGAGGTCTGCAACAAACTTGATAATAGCGTCATTCTCCGACTTTAGACGCTCTAATCGCTTTAGTGTTGCTTCTTTTTGCTTGCGGTCCCTTTCCTCTTCTTTTTTGATTTGTGCGTCCGTGTGCCTCTCGTATGCGTCCCGGTAATTGGATAGGGCTGCTTCTTCACGAAGGGCTGCGTCCTCCCTCGCTTTCGCTGCGATGGCCGGGTCGGGTAGATTCAGGAACCTGCGTACCGCTGCGGTAAGTTTATCCCAGTTCTCAACGAGCAAACCAACTGCAACAATCGCTGCGCCAATACCTGTTGAAATCAAGGCGGTCCTAAATAAACCAAGGCTAACAACACTTCCCTTCAATGTTTTATCATATAGGGCCGTTGCTATCCTATTGGCCGTCATTGAGATAGCCGATTCCTTTTGCAGCAAGGTGCTTACTTGCATGATTCCATTGGCAATAGCCATGGTCGCATTGACCTGCAACATAGCCTTTTGGATGTCCTCGTTTTCCTCGCCAAACAAAGCAGCAGCACCTTGAGCGATTTGGAAACCAGCAGCAACACCTTGAACCGCTTGAGTGAACGCCTCAATATTTTTGGTGTCCGAACCCATGTTCTTGACCCTTTGGCTAACATCGCCAATAGTGTCGGATAGTTCCCCTGCCTCGGCTTCTAACTTCCGAAATTCTTCGGTACTTTCTTTGCCTGCGACTGCAAGGTCAACAAGCGCACGTTGCATCTCACGGAGCCGCTTCTTTGCGGATTCCGCACCTTGACCTGTTGAGTCTTTAAGCCCTACTTCGAGGACGATTTCTTTAGTAACTGCCATTATCCGGGGGTTGGTAATTCAGGGTTGATGGGTGGTTCGTAGTCAGGATCCGCTGGGTCAGGGTCGATAGGTCCGTTCGGTAATCCAGCAGGGTCGCTCGTTATTGGGACGCTCGTTACAGGCACGAACTCTGCAAGGTTGAGAATCCTGCGTAGCGTTACCCGGCAAGGCTTTGCTTCGCCTACGGTGTAGTCCCGAATCTCAAGCAAACGCCAGCGGATGCCGTTGTAATAAATCGGCTTGCGGAAGTCAAGTTGGTAGATGTCCACGCAGTTCAAGAACACCGTCAACTCCAACTGCAAGGCTTCCTTGGAGGTCGTTTCGGTGATGTAATTGAGCCAATACTTGTTGTAAAGGTTGTTGTTCGTGTAGGTGATTGGCGTACCGCTTGCGTTGACCGCATTATAGAAGACCTGCCTCGGAATACCAAAGGCAAGGTCCTCGGTCGGTGCATAGGGGTTGTCAATGTGGCTCACGAATGGAACGTTGGCGACGTATTCACCCGTAGCAAACGAACCGCTCACGCCTGTTTGATAGAACCAAGACGTTGTGCCTTGAGCGATTGAGTTGTATTGTGCTAATCGGTAACCTGTGTTCAACTGCTTGACCGTACCGCTTGCCGTGCTGCCTTCCAAGTCCCAAGCCCTGCCGATGACCTTATCGGTCGTGAACGAACCCGGTATCAGCGTTCCGGCCATGGTTTCGCAGACAAACTCGGATTTGCCGTAGAAGTTCTGCGTCAAGAACTGACGGCCTCCGTACCCTTCCTTCGCAAGTGGATTGCTTGACTTGTAGGTCTTTGATAGGTAATCGCCCATGTCCTTATACTTAAACACAAGCGACTTGTATTGGTTCGGGTCGCCATTGGTGAGCAACTGCTCTTGGTTTTCATCCACCTTCTGCGTCCAGTCAACCACACCGCTGGAGTAGAAGTCCTTGAACGGCTCAATGTATAGGAGTTTAGGGTCCTGTGCATCGGGCATGAAGTAAAGGTTGAACATCTTTTGAAGGTCAACGAGTAGGTCGCTTTGCTTCACGTCAGCAGGCAGAGCGGTCCGCATATCAACGACCCCGATGCTTGCTGGGTTATCAATGCAAGTCCATAAGACTGTGGCTCCTGATAAGATTGTGCCAGCACCTCCAAGGGCAGGTGCAGTAAATACAAAACCTATGTTTGAAGTCGTGTTTGCAGGAATAGTGACATCCTCAAAGACCACTGTCATCTTTTGATTATTGCGAACCGTTATGTCGGTAATGACCGCATTATCGGTTGAATCGGTCAGGTTCCTGACACTCATATTTGCTCGGACGCTTGGAACTGTTGGCGATACGGTTTGAACCGTAAACTCAACGCTTACATTCCAACGGGTCGGAACATTCGGAGCAACGAAAGTGCTGGACGATGCGACCCAGTATCCTGCATTGTCAAAGTAAGGAGCAGGAGTGTCTTTTGAAAATAATACGGTGAAATCCACGTTGTTCGCACCACTCACATTCCCAGTTGACTGCGCAAAGATGTTAGACCCCGAAAGGTTGACAGGTATCGTCCCAGCAGAGTAGGGGATGACCAGTTTCTTGAATAGGGTCGAGTTGAAGAAATTGGATGAATACCGATAGCCTGCCTCGGCAAAGATGAGGTCCACCATCTTCTTGACGTAAATGGATGGCCCCATTTTCCAATAAGGAACCGCAAACCACCCCTGCGTAATTACATCCGTGGCCCCGTAGGAATCCACCAAGCCGTAAACGTAACCGCTTGCACCCGATGCGGTCCAAGTCGCAGAAACATGGGCCGACGTAAAAGTGTGATTCATCCCGGTAACGCCAGCCGTGTTGACGAGCAGGTTG